CGATGATTCAGGCAACCGCACTTGAATTTGGGATCTAGAGTAAAAGCACTCTTCAAATAGGACAACTCACTAATGTCCTATATGACTAGTGTAAAACCTCCAGAACCTTAGTTCAAGATTTAGTTGTCCGCGACCACATGAGCCGCACCTGAGGACCCCCCTCAGGATTATACGCATTTTCCTAGCGTATTATACACGTGAATTTGTATCTCCACACCCACGGTGGTGCTAATTATCAGTATATTTATGGTGCCCTGACCGGCACAAAATATCGGTATCCTTTATAAAACGGTGCCCCGACCGGCACCCCAGAGGTATTTATACCGCGCTCCCCTAAGCGCGTTGCTCACTAACTTACGTTTGGATTCGCGTAAATGATAGGAGCGCCCACGAAAAATGAAAGATTAAAATCTTCCCCAACAGACACATAATGGTCTAATCGCTGTGCCCAGGCTGTATTGCTATAAAGGTCAACGTCAATGCGGTGACACTTATTGTCATACCGTGCTCCTGTGGTGTAGTTTGAGTATCTCGCTGGATCGAACCTCAAACGGCGATAATATGGTAATTCGTATTCCAATGTGGGCATAACACTCATGTCAGTTACAACTGCTCCAGAATCGCCAGAATTGGAGATGGTTGAAGCAGTGATTTGCTGAACAAGAGGATCCCCCCCATTCGTCTCGAGGGGGAGTACATTATTGGTATATACGAAGTTCTGAGCTATTCGTGTGACGGCCATCTTGCCATGTTGAGCATTGCTCGGTATGGTCTGATTGTAATGGGTTTTCCATCTTATAGCTCCACGACGGGTGACAAATGCAGGTGTGACGTAGTTCAAATATGTCATTTTTGCAAAATTCCACCCAGACGATGAGGGCGTCGTAACAGAGTACAACGCACCCGTGACATTACCCCTATAATAGGGAAAGTCATTGCGAGTGACTGTCCATGCACCGGAACTGCCACTCGGGAAATCCGAAGAATGATAGCAATATCGTTTGAGAAGTTGTCGAAAACTTGTGACAACTTCTCCGAAAAAGACATGCGTGTAAGGCTTGACCACTGCCGTGTTAAGGATAGTGGTATCGGGCACTTGTGCAACAGGCTTGTCACGATCATCTGTCTCATCAGCGTCAACCACTTCTTCACCTGCTTGGTTTTCAAACTCAATTCCAGCTTGAGGAAACCAGGTGAAGAAGTTAAGTCGATCGCCTGGATTCTGGAATGAAATGTCATCTCCTGCAGAGACAAACACATTCACAGAAACATCATTGTTCGGGATCTCATTTGGTGCTGTGAGATCATTAACGATATACACACGAAGAATACCGTTAGCAGCGACTTGAGGGACGACTTCCGCCCCTCCGCCAGCATCAGAGAATGGCGGGTTGGTAATGAAGGCGCCATAGGCGCCTGGCTGACGCACATTACAATAGGGTTTTTGAGTTCCCCAACCCACTTCGACAGTAAAGTCATTCTCTTCTGCTATGTCAACAACGTAGTTGAAATTTGTGTTATAATCGGGTTCCGCATCAGTGAACCCGTAAGGATCGTACACAATTCTCAAACGTCCCTTGTGGAAATTACTACATACCACTTGGAAACGATACTTCATTGTGCCATGCCAATCGTTGAATGGGAGTGCTGCAAAGCAGCACGCGGGCATATGCATTTCTGCAGATAGACCAGTGCCCACAAAATCCCACACAGCAGGTGTGACCTGGATGGAAAATAAAGGAGTATCAGAAGGACCAACTCCCTTTTCCCATACAAACTGTGTGAGATAAGATTCTCTCGTCGCTAAACTTACAAGAGACATCTCATCTTCTCCACTCATTCCCACAACACGTGGGTCCACCGTAACCTCCTGTTTTGCATCAACTGTCAAACGTTGACAGGAATCGGGTACATTCGCATTCGTCATGTTACCCATTGCAGTGGTACGGTAGTATTCTATCTCGCGAAGGTTCGTAGGGCGAGACATGCCAAACATCGAGGCAATATTGGCGACTGTTGAAGCCGCCATCGAAGTGGCCAACGCGTAAGCACCAATAATAGGTGCTTTGATCAATGCGCCGGCTGCTCTTGCTATAATGCTGGCAGGTTTGCTGATGACTCCAGTTCCATATTCATCACCAGCTTGTGTTTCCATGACAGAAGTGGGCGAACCCACTCTTTCGGCTGCAGGACCGAATTCAAAATCGAACTGTCCAGTCAACACATCGTATATCTCCAACATTTCATCTGTGGAGACATCCAACAAATCTATTGAAAGATTGCCACTGTTATATCTAAATCGCGGCATCTCAAGGCCATGAGGTGGTGGAACATTTTCGCCTTGTGACTCATCATCTGAATTTTTCCATAAACCACACTGAGGGACCAAAGATCCAGACTCAATGCAGGTAGGAACAGACAATACAACATTTTCAGCCCACGCAAATACGGATATAATAATACCATCCGTAGAACCATTTGCATGTTTGAGTGACTGAAAAGAACTCAAATTTATTGTGCCCATGTTATCCCAATCAGCTAAAGGGATAGACAAGGCATTATCACCCCACACGAAAGGAAGACATAATGTCCCCCCTTCACTCGTAGTAGGGTTCAAGAAAATTTTCGGTCTTTGTGAAGCGGCGATCAAATCCTGTGAGAAGAACGCCCGATCAACTGTGAAGTCGTCGTTTGGTAAATAAGGTTTGTAAGAGGCAAGTGCTCGGCCATAATAAAACCCGTTTCCATTAACAACAAACTTCACACAAAGCTTTGCCCTGAGATTATTGAAATTGTTGATACGATTTATGACACGTGATTGGTTGAAAAAATCCGACCACGGATTGAAGTTGTTGAACAGCTGAACAGAGGGTGTCCACTGAAAAGTTCTAATCTTAATAGGACGAGCGAAGAACTCTGCAAGTGAAACGTCAGCTGTGTCACTAATACCAAATGTACTATCAGGTGCCGAATCAACGGCATAAGTATAACCTCCAATATTGTCACTAAAATGCGTAATTTGTTCCCGAGTATTATCGGAACTCGGAGTAACCGTAATATTTTGATCTTTTGTATTTGTACTAATCCATTTATTTAACACGATTACCAGACGGATTAGTCCGGCATCGGTCGTGTGTTTGTTCGCGCTGGCTAAACGCTCCCCTAAAGAGGGGTACCGCATGAGAGCGATACCACTTTATTTACAAGCTATATACACATAATATACACACATAAAACACATAACGAGTAACCAATGTAAATTGCAGTTTTTGCTTTGCCTTAGCACCCAGATCCTACTGGGCTGCTGTCTTTAGTGTAAGTTTCCTTCCACAACGCGACAGCATCTGCGTAAGATTTTGAAGGCCATTTCGCATGCGGCGAAATACGTGGATGACGCTCGAGGACTTGCTGCATTTGACTGCGACGTCTCTCATAGACCTTCTCCCCATGATGGAACCACTCACGTAGAGCGGTATCAATATTGGTGGCAACAGCCACTTCCTTCGTCAATGGGGATTTCTTGGTTCTAATGTAATTGTGCAAGGATTTGAAGATAGAATCTTCATCCAAAGCACCAGTTGAACATCTTAACTCAGAGTGGTACACGGTTTTTCTCTTGAGAAACTCTGCTTCCGAATCGCGCATATATGGTCGCAACTTTGCCTTCTTGTCCGGCATTGTGTAGACCTGTCCATACGTGTCAAGAAATTTTGAATATGCTTCAATGTTGAAACGACTACGCCAGCGTGAAACTGAGCCTTTATTGTCATCTCCGTACGTGATCATTGAAACGTATTTTCGGAAACTGGAGTCATTGGGATATTCATGGAAATAGAAGCATCTCAAATTGAGACTACCAACTATACTGTTCAAAATTACAGTTAGAGAATTGCCACTGATGTGTGTCCCTTCTGTAAGTGCAATCAAATCTCCGTTGTACGCGATAACTGGGTAAACAATATCACCAGCCATAGCACGCATGACGGTAAGGTCTTCCTCAGAATAATCACAGAGAACTGCGATATCGAGGAGGACGCGCAATGCTGCCAAGATCATTTGGGCAGGCATTCGCTGATCGTACTTACTATAATCACCGGCAAAGACGCGTGTCTCGCCGAATTGGGTCATAAAATCATGTAGCTGTGTCCATTCATCACTATGAGCATTGATTCCCACTGCGCACTCAGCAACAATGGGATTCATTTGGATGAATCGCACTAAAGGCAAGAAGTACTTCCGGATCAGGAAGGTAAAAACAAAACTACTACCATAAAAAACACGACACTTTTCAGCGTCACGAGGTAGAATCTCGTCTTTCAAACAAGCCTTTGCGACAAAATAGACACGTTGTCCTTGCTTATATAGCGACAGGGCGCGATTAACTTCTTGCTTGAATTGAGGAGTCATTTCTCGCAAATCGGGATAATCGTCTGTTGGTTCGAGTATTACGACATGTGTACGCTTTGAACCTGTGAGGGGGAACCCCACGGATGTACTCAATGCCATAGCATCCAAGAATCTTTTCCCTGGCACACCACATAGTGCTTCTGTGTCCGTTAAAGGACACATCCGCTGCCAGAACGTATGTTTGCGCACGATGTCGAGGAGTTCACGCTCATAATCGACAACGGCGCGTTGTACCAAATCTGGTGAAAATGGATCCGCAGGACGGGCGAAAACAGACATTGCTTTCTGCCATCCGAAGTAATGTGGACGAGACTTGGGAGGACCCCATTGATTAGTCACGTCGCACACCTCTGCTAAATCCGATGAAATTGGAGTTTCTTTCACACCAGAAAAGAAGGTCGTCGCCCCTGGGCAACGACCCAGATACTGAATTTGTGGTACAGACAATTCAGTTTCTGTCAACTCGACCCCCGCGTTGGGTATAAAGTTGAGAGGACTTTTGTCATGTGGAACATCTGGGGTGACAATATCAACACCCAGTACTTCTTTCGAAAAACTGCCACCCTGTCCAGATAAAAGAACAGAGTTGAGGGAGGCAAGTTTCATGACAGCTAGTCGCAGCTCTCGTTTTGTGAGACTTCCAAATGCTGTTTTGTTGCTATCCTTCTCTCCAGCAAGGTGAATTCCACTGATCGTTGGTCCCTTGACCTGTGAAATCATTGGTGAGCCACATAATCCCTTAAATGTGACTGTGCTGAAATCCCAACAGTGTCCGCCATAATATGACAGTCCCTGGACACCAACTGGACCTACTGATGCATCACCAGTATATCTGCTAACTTTGCCTTCCCTATCGCGATACATCATCGCAAAGGGGTGATCAGGCATATAACCTTCCGGAAAATTGTCAATTAAATTGGCAAAAGACCCTCCAGAAGGAGTAAAAGCGACACATAGGTCAGTGTTTGGGATATGGTAGGATGTGTTGCGAGATAACACAGTTCGAAACTGTTTACCCACAACGCCAGGCTGCCGGTACATAGTGAAACGAAGTTCTTCCCCATAATCATCAAAATAATGTTTGGGAATAAGGGCTACATTGGTCTGCAACATAAGAACATTTGCAAACATCGTATGATCTTCACCCATGGGAACTCGCCCATGAAATAACTGTTTTTCAACTCTTCTCTCCAATTGATCAGGAGTAAAAGTAAGATTGAATTTGGAAACAGGTAGTTCTACAGGCTCAACCTTGATCCATTGGCTCTTCTGCACATCACGCTCTTCAACGTCCTTACTCGAGGACGGAATTAAGTTACCTTGCTTTTCCATGACAACTTGCGTATATGAATCAATTTCCTTTTGCGTTGGGTCACGACCTAAACGGTCTCTGAACCAACCAATAAACTTCGTCGGCACACTCTGGTCTTTCTTGACTACACTCACAGTTCTCCACTGTTGAATGACCTTGAAAACTGCTGCCAACGCGATGACACCAGCCGCAGACCAGGCGAATTTACTACTTTGCTTTTCACGAATGCTCTTCAACACGATATGTAACGAATCCTGCCGCTTGCGCATAGTTCGCCACATTCTTTGTTTCAGTGCAGAAAAGAGAGTTGCTTGCGTGAAACCCCACGAAAACATACACGCTCCTACAATGAACACCGATCCAAGAAGTGGTAAATTCCGACACGCCCAAATGCTAGTACCCATGTTAACAGCAGCGTTCAACATAGAATACCTGCGATACCTTTTCTCCAATTTCTCACGACTAATCCACATAGTGAAGTCATAGTACAACTTGGATCTAAAGATAGAATTTGGAACTAACTGCTCCCAATAACAATTGCGACCAAACCACTTGGCTCCATCATAAAGTGATTTGGTGGAAGCAGCATTAAAATCGTTCCAAACTTTGTCGACAGTTTTCTTCGTTCGTTCAGTATAAATTGCACGAACAGTCTCAGTGGCAACAGCAGCGCCAACATTCGACAAGAAACCGGCCTGTTTGTCCATCTGTACATGATCAGGACAATATCCAGCAAGGTGTTTACACCCTTCGACAGGACACTTGCTAATTTCACGCTTAGCACGCTCCTTCTTCGCTTCCACAATGGTCTTTTGTTGTTCAGACCACTTGTGGTATTCCTCGATAATGAACGGGACAATTTCCCGGGGCGATACATTTTCGAGACGTTTACCGCGATACTCAGTGACTTCATAGGTACCGCACTCGTGTAAACGTTCTGGGACAACACATTGTTCAACAGTAACTGTCCAAATGTCTTCAACAGGATCGGGGATGTAATTCCCAGAATTCCTAGCTTTAACATCATCAATGACTTTCTTCGAATCGATCCCACAGGCACGCTTACCATCATGAGTGAATCGTTGATATTCAGATTTAGCCGAAACAGTAATAACAAAATTCATTCGTCGTTGAACAGAATAAGGACAATTGGAATACACGCGAGCATCCAAATCCTTGGTGTTGGTGGTGACAGCCACAATCTTGGGCTCAATAAAGCTACGACCCTTCTCATCAAGGTCTGCTTTAACGGCATAAGCACGTTGATTGTTGCATAAATCCAAAATAATGTCAGTTGGAGGACGCACAGCAAAAGCACCTTTTGAATTTGCTATATCGTCGACAATTGCTACAAGAGTCGACGTTTTCCAATTTGACATATATTGATCTTTTGAATTAATAACGCATCGATACTCATCTCCCATTGGGAGATCAGCAGAAATCATGATAGCATCGATAAGCTGTTCGCACAGAGTTTATTTTCCCTGCGCACTATCAAAAAAAAAGTCCATTGCTAAAGGAGCTTCACGAATTCCTCCTGCCAACCGCTGATTTTGAAAATCAATTTTGATCTTAAGCAACTTTTGTACTTGGTCGCTCAGAATTTTCTTTTCAAGACCTTTTGCTTCACGTTGAAGCCGCCGAAGTTCCGTGACAATATTCTCAAGGCGTTTGTCAAATTCATGATCAGACATACCAGTGAACTTGGCGAGATTTCCATTCTTGAATAAATCCCACCATTGGAGAATGTTGTTGTATTCACGATCGAGCTCAATAATAGACGTGTCACCGAGAAAGAGTGGGCGGATAGAACCACTCTCAAAACACGCATGAGCTCCTTCAGCAAAAAAGATGGTTGTATTCATGACAGCATCAAGAACATCTTGTGCAGACGCATTCTTGTCAAAGGCTTCCTTTTCAAAAACTTGAAAGCCTCCAAGAGAAAATTCCAATTTACTAGCGTCACACAAACCGACAGCAACCATCAAAGAAACCAAGCGAGAAACATGTCTAAAAGCTTGATTTCTTCTGATTAAACACCAATCAGAACTCGCCATGCGAAGTAGATTGAGCCAATCAGGAGCAGGTTTCACCTCCTGCTCTTCGCTGGTTTCAACACCAGCTTGTTTTTCAAGAGAAGGTTCATCAGTGGTCCAGTACTTCCACTCCTTTTCCTCCTTCTCTCGACGTACCTTGACTTCTTTCTTGTACGCTCGATATTCATCAGAGAGTTCCTTTTCTTCTCGTTTCTCTCCTAAAGAAATTTCCATTTTACGCAATTCGAGACTGGGTTCAAATAACCTGTGTGACCAGTCGCGTGAAATGGAAAGAGCACTAGGCACAATATCATCACCAGATTCTAGTGGTAGATCTTTTGCTCCTAAAGAAGCATCAGAAAGAATCGTTTTGACGTACTGATAGATAGAATCACTCAACATTGTATTCCCAGTGTGAATTTTGAGGTACAAACCGAGAGGACCCAGAACTTGTTGAAGTGAGTTGGCATCCTTCCAAGAACACAATAAAAAACAGATATTCTCAACTTCCGACATGATGTTTGTTGGAAGAGACATGCCGAGAGTTTCGGCGGCAGTGGACAAAATGCCTTTCATTTTCGTCCATTCAAAGAGATCTGTATTGTCTTCTTTTTCTACACCCGCTTGGGATTCGAGTAAATCATATGCGGAATTGCGTGTTCCGATATTGATACACCATTTAACGTCTTTATCAATTGGAAAGACAGAGTCGGTAAATAGGTGTGTACCCAATCCTTTGCGGATCTTACGACACTTACGATAAGCGTCGAGTGTTGCTTTATGAGATTGAAGGCCTGCTTGATATTCCAATTGTAGTCCTTTATCAAACATAGACCACTCACGTGGATCAAATAAAGCTGTATCCCGGCTTAACATTCCTGAGTAATGGTGGCTCAAGAGCATTTCCGGGCTTCCGGTTTTCCGATTTAACGGATTCTTACGAATAGAGGTAGCAATTTCTTTCCCAAAGTTAATTGCATCTCGTAGATAAGTTTCCTCTCCCCCGATAGAACATGAATTCGAGTGAGGACTTGGGTTTTCTGTCTGGGCCCGGACAGATGGAAAAGGTTTCTTCGAAGAAAAACCATTCCTAACAGGTGGCTTAAAGAGGGCTTGCTTTTTACCGAGGGGTAACTTATTCATTGTATAAGGTTTTTAATGAAACTCAGTGTTGCCTAGACACTTATATTCAAAGGAAAATTAGTAAACCTGATTTGAGAAAGGCAATTCTTTTTTATAGAAAAAAGACTAAAACTTGTTGCTGTTGATTACAGCTTTAGATCTGACTAATTATAAGTCTGTGCACAAAGTGCATCCCACAACGTGGGAATCAGTAAAATAAAAGTCCCTATTTCAAAAGAAATAGGACACGGATTCTTAG